CCCCCGCCGCCGCAGGACGCGATCCAAATGGACGCGATGGGCCAACCCATGCTGCCGGAGCCGGAAGTCAGCTACGTCAGCAAGGTCGCGCTCGCCATCCGCGCCATGCACAACCTTTCCTTGGCAAGGACAATGGAGCGCAACGCGATCATCGCCCAAGTGCGACCGGAGGTACTCGACAACTTCAAGTGGGACGTCATCGCTCGCGAAACCGCCCGCAACGACGGACTGCCCGCCGACTGGCTGGCCGAAGAGGACGAGGTCGAAGACGCCCGACGCGCCCGCGCCGAAGCACAGGCCCAGATGCAGCAGCAACAAGAGATGCTCACAATGGCCGAGGCCGCGGGCAAGGCTGGCAGCGTCAAGCAGGACAGCGCCCTTGGACGTTTGATGAATCAAGCCACCGGAGTGTAGCCATGCCAAACCGCCCTCGCCGCTAATGACACCAGACAAAGAACTGGAGCGCAGCAAGTCGCTTCAGCGCATCAACAACGCTTACCACCGCTGCTTCGACAACGAAGACGGGCGCGTTGTCCTCGACAACCTCCGCGCCTACTTCCGCATGAACCGGCCCGCTTTTGAGCGCACGCTGGGACGTCCGTTTGATCCCATCGCCGCCGCGGTGCGTGATGGACAGCGCGAGGTCGTCCTTTTCGTCGAACACAAACTTTCGCTGCCTGTCGTCGGAGATGCCGACGTCGAGCGGCCCTCCACCGAAGTCCTCCGCTAAACGCGGTTTAGTCAAAACACTAACCAACCAACACCAACCACCATGACTGATGCAACCACCACCGCCTCCGAACCCAGCACCACCGCGGACAGCGCCGCTGTTCCCGCGTCCACCGCACCCGCTGCTAACACCAGCGTCACAACCGAAGGGACACTCCTTTCCAGTGCGCCTGCCAGCGTTACCGACGCGCCAGCGCCCGAAGTAACCGAAAAGCCCGAATGGCTACCGGAGAAGTTCTGGCGCAACGACAAGGCTGACGTTGAAAGCCTTTCCAAGTCCTACCAAGGGCTGGAGCAATTGTTGGGCAAGAAGGCCAACGCCATCGTTCCTCCGAGCGAGAAGTCCACGCCGGAAGAAGTTGCCGCCTACCGCAAGGCCATCGGCGTTCCCGAATCGCCCGAAGCCTACAACCTCAAGCCGGAGCAACTGCCGGAGGGAGTTTTCTGGGATGAAGGCGTGGCCAAACGCGCCGCGGAACTCGCTTACAAGCACAACGTGCCTGCCGCCGCCATGCAGGAGTTTATGAAGTTCGACATGGAGCGGGCCGCGCTGATGAACCAAGCCGCCGCCCAGATGATCGACACCCAACTGGAAACCGGACGGGCCGAATTGCAAAAGGTCTGGGGCGACAAGATGCCGGAGAAGATCGAACTGGCTCGCCGCGCCGCGGTGACCGCCGGAGTCGATCCGACCAGCCAAGGCTTTGTCGATCCGCAAGTGGTCAAGGCCATCGTCAGCCTCGCGGAGAAGCTCTCCGACGACAAGCTGGTAGCCGGTGACCAGACCGGAGCGAGCAGCACCCGCGCCCGCGCACGGGACATTATGACCAACGCATCCAACCCGCTCTACGGTCGCTACCAAGAGGGTGACGCGGAGGTGGTTGACCAAGTGCGCCGGATGCTGACCAGCGCCTAATCGGCTCACTAATCGATTCGCCATGTCTAAAAAACCATCACGCCCGCAGTTGCTGGTCGTCGTCAGCGATCTGCATTGCGGGTCGAGCGTAGGGTTGATGCCGCCGGATAGCGAAAGCATCAACGGCAACACCATCGGATTCGGCAAGAACATCCACCAAGCGTGGCTCTGGGAAAAATGGCAGGAAGCACAGGCCCAAGTGTCGGAGATTGTGGGCAGCGATCCGTTTGTGCTGCTTTGCAACGGCGATGCGACCGAGGGCATCCACCACAAAAGTCCCGAAGTGGTCGCCACGCTTATCGAACTGCACTGCAAGATGGCCGCGGAGGCGCTTCGCCTCATGTCGCAAGCCGCCGCCCAGACGCTGGTGGTCAAAGGCACCGAGTGCCACACCCATGAAATCGAGAGCTATCTGGCCCGCTTGATCGGAGCCAAGGACGGTGTGGCCCGCGAGAAATGGCTGTTCCGTATTCATGGCACACTGGTAGACGCCACCCACCACATTGGCGTGACCAGCCGCGCTTACTTGGAGGCCACCGCCATGTCGATTGCGATGGGCAACGCCCGCCTCAACTCGCTTCGCGCCGGTCACGAACCGGCCAAGGTCTTCCTCCGCGCCCATCGCCATTGCGGCGGATGGTTTAGCGACGGGGCGTCCATGCTGGGCATTACCGGCGGATGGCAGTTTCTGACAAGGCACGCCCACAAGGTGGTGCCGGATGCGATCCCGCGTCCCAGCATGATGGTGCTGGACTGGCGCAACCAGCCGGAGGGCGCACTGCCCAACGTCCACAATCTGCACTTCAACCCACCCGCGCCGGATGTTGTTGACCTATGAAGAAGAAGGTCACCGCCGAGGCACTGTCAGCGTCAGCATGGGCCGCAGCCTTGGCCACACCAATGGCCAGCGATGTGGTTCCCGAAGGCTGGAGAACAACCCGCGAGGTCGCCGCCGAACTGGGCAAAAGCTACAGCTACACCGGCAAGCTACTGGGCGATGCGGTGATTGATGGTCGCTGCCAAAGACAACCCTTCCGCATCCGCGTCAACGGCAGAAGTCGCGCCGTGCCGCACTACAAGCTGTCCAAATGATCCGCCGCATCCCCACCAAGCGAGTCGCCCTCGATGGCAAGTGTTGGAGGGTCAAGCTCCAACGACCGCCGGATCGCGAGCCGGTGGACGGACTGTGCGTCCGAGACGATAGAAGCGTCTACATCCACCCCGACGCTATTGCCCACCGCGGCAAGGAGCTTGTCATCCATGAACTGCTTCACGCCCGCTTTTGGGACATCGAAGAAGACGCTATTGCCGAGGTCAGTCTGGTTATTGCCGAGGTCATCGACTGGGTGGAGCGCAAGAACGACGGCGTGATCGGATGACCTTCTGGCCGCTCCTCGCCTGCACCCTGCTTTACTTTGCCACCGCGGTAGGGTGGTGGAGGCAGGGCGATCCGGCGATGGCCGTCATTTTCTTTTTCTACGGATGTGCCAACGGCGGATTTTTGTGGGCGGCGTTGCGCTGAAATTTCGACACGTTGTTTCAACCATGTCGAAGACATCGACACGTTGTGTATACCAAGCGGCGTTTTGCTATGCACAAACACCCGAAACTTTTTTTGACTAAACCCTTGCGCCATGTGTGGCGCAGCGCAATTCTCGCGAACAGTTAGGCAGACAACTCCTTGTGGAGCCTGTCCAACGCGCATGCCCAAGGCCGACGACCCGCGCTCGCGGATAATCGGTAGCGCCGAGGACACCACAAACAAACAACCCGACGAGATCCGCATGACGCGGGTTTAGTCAAAACCAAAGGAGAAAATACTATGTCTGCTATCAGTCAAATTCCGCAGTATTTCACGACGGAATTCACCAGCAACTGGGAACATCTGCTTCAGCAGAAGGTTTCCAAGTTGCGTGAGTTCGTGTCCGTGGAGTCCGTTCGCGGCAAAGAAAAAACATTCAACCAGATGGCCGCGGTTCAAATGACCCGCATCACCAGTCGCGCCTCTGACACCAACATCCAAGACGTCACGCTGGCCAAACGCTGGCTCCGTCCTTACCCGTACGAACACGCCACGTTGTTCGACGAGTGGGATGCCGAGTACCTTGGCGAAGTCAGCCTGCCGCAGTCCGAGACTGTCGCTAACCACGCGATGGCCTACATGCGGACTTGCGACCAGACCATCATCGATGCCGCGCTTGGCAACGCCTATACGGGCGAAACCGGCGTAAACCCGACCGCTTTGCCCGCTGGGCAGAAGGTCGCCGTCGATTACGTCGAAACCGGCAGCACCGCCAACAGCGGTCTGACCATCGCGAAACTTCGCCAAGCCGCCTTCCTGCTCAACGATGCAGAGGTGGACGACAGCGATCCTCGCGTTCTTGTTGTGTCGGCCAAACAGATCCAAGACCTCTTGCGTACCACGGAAGTTACTTCCGCGGACTTCAACAGCGTCAAGGCTCTCGTCCAAGGCGACATCGACACCTTCCTTGGCTTCAAGTTCCGCCGTGTGGCGTCCTCCTTGCTGCCTTACAACTCCAGCACTGGTGTTCGCACTTGCTTCGCTTACGTCCGCTCCGGCCTCAAATTGGCCGACGCCGGTCGCAAGGTGCATGTGGACATCCGCGCCGACAAGAGCCACGCCCTGCAAATCCGCACCGTGGCCAGCCTTGGCGCGACCCGCATGGAGGAGAAGAAGGTCGTCGAAATCGCAGCCGAAGAGGTTCTCTAATCATCAACAACTAACCAAAGGAGAATCATACCATGCCTGCCTTCTACACTGACATCGCGCCAGAAAATCTGACGCTTAACGTCCGCAACCGCGTTGACGGTGACCTCGTCACCGGCAATGTGGTCTACGCGCAAGCCACCTACACCGCAACGGGAACCGAAGCGGCCACGGGCGACACTATTGAAGTGGCCGTCCTGCCCGTCGGAGCGATCCCGCTGCCGGAACTGTGGCGCGTGAACAACGAAGCCGCAATGGGCGGAAGCGTCTTGGCCATCCCGACGATCGGTGATGCCGCTGACGTTGACCGCTACAGCGCGACCTCGATCTCGATCAATAGCTCGTCCGCGGGTAGCCAAGCCGTCACACCGGCCATTGGCACCAGCGTTCTTCCGCGCTTCGTGATCACCGAGGCCACGCAACGTGTGGTCGCGGCGTTCACCCGCACCAACGCGATGACCGCAGGAAAGCGCATCAGCTTCCTGCTCGCGTTCCGCCTGCCCTAACGGGAACTCACAGCCGCTGGCAGACCGGCTTTAAACAGTCTGCCACCTTTTTCTAACTTTCATGGCCGACGAAACATCAATTTGTAATCTGGCTCTGGCCAAACTGGGCATCAGCCCGATCATGGCGCTGACCGACGACAGCAAGCAGGCCCAGTTTTGTAATCGTTTCTACGCCCAGACCCGCGACGAAGTCCTGCAAGGGCATCGCTGGAACTTCGCCATGCGACGGGCCGCGTTGAACCAACTGGCCACCGCCCCGCAGAGCGAGTGGGCCAGCGCCTACCAGTTGCCGGTCGATTGCCTGCGCGTCGTCCAACTTAACGGCTACGAACCCAACGAAAGGCTGGGAGAGTTCAGCGTTGAGGCCGACCAGCTTCTGACCAACGCCGAGGAGGCCAACATCCGGTATGTGTCCCGCGTAGAGGACGGATCGTTCTACCACCCGCTCTTTGTTCATG